TCTGGATTATCTCGCTTAACAGCAGCGATCTTACGCCTGTCTTCTGGAGACCAGTATCCTTTTGTTTCAAGGTATACGTAGTTTGGCAGTATAAAATCAGGGTGGTAATTATGCTGAATGGTATAAGGAACCTTGCAAGATTCGTACTCATATGTAACTCCGAGATTAGTAAGTAAGTTTGCTACTTGCTCTTCTAACTTAGACTTGAATTTAACATTCTTATTCTTATTTTCTTTTAATTGATCGTAGGCTCGTTGTGCCCACACAATTGGGTCTTCTTCAGAAGTCCTCTGTTTCTTCTTCGGCATTTTCTACAGGTGGTTCACCAGCTTTAAAGCCATTCGTTTTACCGAATAGATCTGCTACTTCATCCTCACCCAACTCTCCAGTATCGACACCAGCCCCATCAGATTTAACTGACACAACTTGTACGCCAACCAGCTTAAGACTGCTACCATAGGTAATCCCGTCCCGTAGAATATAAGGTTTTTGGAAGAAACCCAGCTTAACAGTAGATCCTCCATAAAGCGGTGTTTTATTATTTGTAACGGGTGTTCCCTCTGTGTCTACCACAGGTGGTCTCTTATCCTCACCCCAAGAGAATTTTAATTTATATTTTCCATCCGAAACTTCTTCCCATGGTGTAGGTTTTAGGGTAGCTCTTTTCGGATTCTTGAGCTTAGACTCAGCCCATTTAAGAACTTCAGCCCTCTCAGTTTCTAGCTTATCGACGACCTTATCATCGACTACAGCCGAGAGCGAATAGCCAAACTTACCAGGTTCTAGTATAGCTTGGAATCCTTCTAGTGTAACAGTATCCGTAACGTGTACGTTCTTAGGCATTTTAACAAAAAAAGTAAGTTGATTCAATAACCGATTCAGGTTTTAAGTCACCTATGATCGGTGGTGCTGTCTCTGCTCCTATCTGTTGAGCAAAGTCATTGAGATAATCATGCTCCGCAAAGAGGTGCATGTATGTCTCTCTTATTATAGTCGATAATTCCTCCATGTCAACCGCTCGTGTGAGAACGCTGTCATGAATCAAGGCAATAGGCTTATCGAACCTATTAATACTTAAATGTAATAGTGAAGCATCGAGTGAATGAATTAGATTAGGTGCAGTTGCAGCTCTATGTCTATTAATATCAGCCTCATCATTATCTGTGGCTATTTTTAAACGACACTCACCTAGTAACTGTAATCTAATATCTTTCTTTTCTTTTTTCATGATACGTTGATTCACTACGAACCCAGATGGTGTAACCCATTCTATTTCAGTAGCTCCACGTTTCACAGCTTTAGATACTTCTGTTTCTATCCATTTCATAACTGACATAGGACCAGGGACAACATGTTCCATAGCGTCCCTGACCGCAGTTACAGTAGCTGTTAGATCTTCCTTGTCGATCTCAATTCCTTTCTCTAATAGGGCATCACGAATATATGACCTATTACTATAAGGTTTAGCATTGTAGGGTATAGTCATAACCGTCCTTTTGACGGTTTTCCTGTCCATTACTTTCTGTATGTGTACAGGACAATTAGGTTTGGCTACCTCCGCTACAACCTTGTATGCGTCTTGTGGTCTATCAGCAGGCAGTACATTGACGAGTTGTGCTGTGCTCCGATCTCGTGCGAGACCTGCGAGAATCTGAAGACCACTACATGTAGCATCTGTAGCTACACATAGACCAGTAGTAATACGAGTATGTTTAATACATACACTATAGTATTCCTCACATGCAGCCATGAATTGCCACGGCTCGTCCGCTGCCTCCCAGTCACCCAGATTATCTATTGGATCTGTAGCTACTCTGGTAATCAACGGAATGTTCTCATTCGTCCACTCTAACCTTTCAGTCATCGTGGCTTTATCTAAACCATATGTAGTTGCTACTTGAAATGCCAACCATTTCTTACCCTGATGTGTGATAATCTGCTCATCTGCGAAGCGGATAAGTGATTTACCAAAGTCAGTATCTTGAGGTGTAAGGAATGCAGGTATAGGATATGCTCTTCCCCTGTAATCAAACGACCACGGCACGAAGAATTTATCTCTATCCTTAAAGCGGTTGACTGCTTCCATAGTCATTCTAGTTCTGCAGGATCTTCTAAACTCTGCAGCTCTCTTATTCATTACTTCAGCAGCTTCTCTACGATACTTCTGACGAGCATCCTTGTTATCTGCTATATCAACTGGTTTAGGTGGTAGATCGTAATGAATAATAGGTAGAAATTTACCTACAATAATTCCTCTATCTTGGAGCGTCTCTGCGACCGCGATTGTGAAAGAATTTAATGTATATGCAACCTTCTGAATCTTATTCAAAAAGGCTAGTGGTGTTTCTCCCTGTATACAGTGGCTATTGCCTCTACGAACTAAGTCATGACCATGCATTACCTCATTTAGCATATATCCTCCAGCAGATTCATTAGTCCAATCTTTAGGAGGTATTAACATAGGCCAAGCTAAAGGTGCGAATAGCTCTGCGTTAGCCATCACATCATCTTTGATGTCCATAAACTCAGGGGTAGGGACAACAAATATGGTATTCTTACGTCCTTGTCTTATGTGTTGCTTCATAAACCAGTTACTAGATTCCATTATACAATCTAATAACCAAGCACCTAGTTTGATTCGTATAGTTCTATTCCATATTGTCCATTGTTTAACCTCATAACGATTCATCAATGTCTTTATTACAACGAGTTTCTGGTGTGTTCCTATGGATCTATGCCAGTAGTTCTTTTTCAATGTATTCAGTAATCCGGGTGCATGAGTTTCATAATGTCTCATCTGACATTCATCTTCAATTGCACGTCCAATGGATTCGCATACGTTAACTGCCTGATTACATCCATCTTTATACCCAAATACTTTATCAAATGTTATTTTACAGGCAATAACAGCAGCAGATTCAGCATCCAGAGATGCTAAGTATTTGTGTATATCCTTGAATGCTACACCATTCTTTCTTTCGTGTATCCTTGAGTTAGTATCTTCTATCCGAGATACCAATCTTGGAAGTAAAGAGTGTATAGAAGATATACCATAAATAGTAGCTGAACCATATGTTTGATTCTCTAATTTAATAGTTTGATCTTGTAACCTTTTAAGACCTTGTTTAATTGCATCACGTTCAAGTTTAACTTGCTCGTCTATCTGTTCTGCTGTAGGTTTCATGATCGTGGAGTTCATCGTTTACTTGTGAGATCAATAACCTCCTTATTTCGTGGTAGTGTGGATGATCTGGTGGGATAGCACTAACTGCATCCTCAAAATAATCATATACCTTAGATAAACTGTCCGTCATCATAATCGTCCTCCTCAATGTATGGGTTGTCAAAATCTTCTGTATCCCAGAAGTTGTCTGGTGGTTTTACTGCGTCCTCGTTAGAGATAAGATACTCTTCTTCATGATCTTTAATCATATGTCTAGGTTTCAGTACATTAACTGCTTCGTTGTTACATACAGTATAGATCTTAGGATTATCCTCCCATGTTTTACCAATAGTTCTATCCTCTATATATTTAACTGCAGCCTTGTAACTACAATACACCTTCTCACTAATTACACCAGTTTTAATATCTTCTTCCCTAATAATACAATCTACTGATGATGGTAACATCCAACCGTTAACTTTCCAGTCAGTAAACTCTTTGTAAGTTATAGGTATAAAGAAACTGTCGGGCGATTGTGAATATGCTTTCCAATTATTAGGAAAGTATTTCTTTTTACTCATTTAATTCCTCGATTAATTGTACATCTCTTAATTGCGTCCCTTCTATTCTAGCATGAGCTAGACCTAGCCAAGCTGCTTCTTCATCATCTGTAGCATTTAATACAATGCATCCCATCTTTTCATAATGACATACATATCGATTCATTTAAGTCTCCTTAGTAGTTGTTTCGTCCTTTTCCGTGCTTGTCGGATTGCTTGTGGCTTTTTTCGTCCTTTGTCTTTTCGCCGGACGTCCGCGTTTTTGTGTTTTAGTTGTAATGAACTGTTCATTGTCTAACTCTTTTAATAGATCTTGATATGGTTTAACAAGATCACTACCTTTTTCTGCATAGTTAACTAACCACGCCATTACAGCGTTATAGAATAACCATTCTCTTGTTTTAGAACTCATGAAATTTGTCTAATACGGTTAATCTGTCTTTGTTTTGTGAGATAATATCTAACTGTCCTTGAATAGTTTCCATGATGTTAGGATGATCTCCTACACCTACTGGATTCTCTAAGAAAGCATAAACATTACACTCAGCCATTTGTATTTTAGCATGGCAATCTTGAATTAGTGAGATTACCATCCTTTGATTTAATGGTATGTCATTTAGTTTACTCATTAGTACCTCTCTGGTATGTCTTTGTAGTTATCTAGATCATCAAGATCTCCTCCATGATGTTCAACACTAGTAGGTCTATCACTAACCTCATCAAATGATATAGACACAATTGGAAATGCGTCCTTAAGTTTGTGAGTGAAAGCCCATACCATATCTTTAACATCTAATGGTGAGCGAACCACGATTGTGAATTTATATTGTTTCATAATTGATTTGACTCTAAATAAGATTTAACAGCTTCTTGTACTTTCTCATCAAACCATTCTGAATCAGTGATTACATCAGTCATGTAATCTACACGTGAATCAATTAATTCAATCATTTCTTTGTATTCCATTAGTATGCAATGTAAGGATTGTCACCGACATCTAACCACATGTAATCTATACATACAGCTTCTGCCATTTGTTCTATATCTCTAGCTGCATCCGCCACATCGTAATCCTCACGGATGCTAGTCTTAAGTAGGAAGTATGCAGTCTTACTCATCGATCTTCTCTACATCCTTAGCTAATTGTCTTTTAACAGCAGCCTTGAATGTGCTTGCAAGATCCTCATCTTTTAATACATATTCCATATATGTTTCAATGAATCTATCTACATCTCCTTGTTCTACACCACTTAATACTATTCTATCTTCATGGTTATTAGCTACTATTAAAGTATCATGATCCTTACAATATGATAAGTATGCATTGTCGAAGAAGTATTCGATTGCTGTTTCTGATCTGAGTGTCATTGTTTTTAATTGGGTGAATGGTTTAATTATACTGTATATTACTTGACTTGGTAACGACCTATAAGTTTTGTTAATGCTTCAGGATTTGTTAAGACATCACTTGGAATAGTATCCCAATCTAAGTCTAATGATACCCATCTGAGTATTAACCCTAGTTGTACATTCTCTGCTTTAGATATACCTACAACACCAACTTTCTTTTTCTTAGGTGTTGCGACCTTAGCTACTGTAAGTGCAGGTCTTTGTGCTTCTGTTTTAACTAATGCGTTCATTGTTCTTTCCGTGTAATAATAATAAATAGTTTTTAGCTTTGATTGCGTCCTCTTTGTTCTTATACTTGATAACAACAGGACGTGATTTACTTCTCATTAGTAAACCTCGGATACTTTGGTAACGAATCTCATTGGCTCACTAACTCTTAACCCTACTGCATCCTGTTTGAATGTGTCAATGTATGCTCTACATACGTCATTGACTTTGTTTGGATACTTAGTAGTAACTGTTACTAATTTAGTTGCCTCCTGAGAGCCCTTCCATGCACCCTCGCAGTCTTGAACGGTATAACCAGCAAAAGACATACTTATAACGTCTTTGAAGGCCTCCCATGCGTCTTGTGAGATGGTTCCAGTTGGTGTATTAAGACCAAAGTACATCTGGTATGTTTGTTTCATGTGGTTGCCTCCTTGTCTATGTACCTAGTATAGTCGATCTTGTCCAAGATGCTACCGTTTGTCAGGAAACCAATATATGTCTGCGTCCTTGCGCGATTGTGAATTGATGTTGATACTAATAATAAATTAAATAAACCTTGATCTATTAATAATAATAAACAAATTAAATAAGTGGATAATAATAACATAATTAAATAAAAAAAAGGTGGCTATTTAGAATAGCACACCGATAGTAAATGTAAGTAGTAATAAATAAACAAGAATAATCTTTTCTTCTTGTAAAGAATTAGCTGCGTATAACAACTCATTCTTATTATTCTTTAATGTGTATTTCATAGGTAACTCTTCCTCTTACGATTGATAGTTGAAGGTAATTGTTTAATAGTAACAACTTTACCTTGTTGTTTTAACTGTTCAATAGTTAATGCTAAGTGATAATAATAATTATTCATTAGAAATAGACCACCATTAAATAAGTTAATACAATAGGCATAAAAGCTAATAATATCATTATAATATCCTCGCTTTCATTAACTCTTCATCACATACATCAAATGCATAACATTCAATTGCACACCATGCCATAGCATTCTTATAATTAACTATACTATATTCATTCTCAACGAATAAACAAGCAGGATAATTATCACCCATAGCATCTTTAACACACTCTAGTATTTCTTCTTCATACTTATCATAAAAAGAATTAGTTTGTGAGTAATAGATATGCGAATGAGCACACCCACCAACACAACCACCTTCGAGTATGTTGTGACAATCTTCTACATCATACACCTTTTGCAAGGCGTTAATCATTTCATTCATGGATTAATACCTTAATAAGTTAACACTTAGAGAACAAGTCTCTAACGATGCTACGCAGAATCGAACTGCGACCTTGTGTTAGACAGACACACGTTCTAACCGTTAAACTATAGCACCAGATTGCGATTGTGATTAATAACAATTAAATAGTATTTAAATTAATTAATAATAACAATCAACAATTAATTATAATTAGGACACGCCAGTAATATGTAGGCTTCACTAATTATAATTAAGAAAGACAAATGATCTTGTCGTATTAAGTATTCAGCCAGTAATTACAGTTCCTGTTAATGTTAATACTTTCAAATACAACTCCAAACGATTGTCAAACAGTAAGCAATAAGTACTCGTTTTATTAAACCTCTTATTAATGTGATCTTTAATAATAATTAGTCAGCAATTAATAAGTAGTAAACTCTCACTTAGTTAAAGATGATTAAACCTGAACTTTGGATGTTTGTCTCTCATGTACTCATTATAACCACAGAATCTGGACTATGCCCACTTATATCAGCAATACCACACTAGTCTCATGAGATCATACCACATTATACAGCACATCACAGTACTACACTGCATTGTCTATTCTATTTACTGTTTGTTACCTAATCATAACTTTGATTGCATACAGATAGTTTGAAATATATATTAGCATTGTATAACAAACGGAAAGAAACGGACTACATCCCTGTTGTACTCCGTCCTTGTTGCCATTTATTTCAGTACATCGGGGGAACTCGCGTCCGGCCGACATCGTATATAGGCTTCTGAAATTTATGATAAAATTTAAGAGGGTATATAGTTAATATTCAGTACTATACGGTTATTACAGTCTGTTGCGGAGCATCCACAGTGTTGTAGATGACCAAAGAAGGTAATTAATCGGTTAGCTACGGAAGGGACATCATCTAGAGTCTCTTCTTTAAACTTAGTATAGCCGTTATTAGTGTTAAGATAGAAGATAGCGGTCTGTTGGTTAAGTTTCATATCTGTATGGAAGTCAGATAAGACACCTTGAGAAGTTCTAGGTCTTAAGTTAGCTTTAATGCGGAAGATGTATTGAGCGTTAAGTTTAGTTAATATAGGTTGAAGGAAAGGAGACCAGTCAGTTTGGGAAGGTTTAGAGATATCAAAGAAGGGGTGAACGAATTGAAATTGGTCTAAGCCTTGTTTACGGTTAGCTATACCTTCATTATAATGCCAAAGGAAGTCAGGACTCTGGAAGAATTGTTGAGTTATTTGGAAGTCTGAAGGAGATAAGAAGTCATCTATAATCTTCATGTATGAGGTTCTAGATTAAGGTTAGGTGTTGGTTTCCAATCTTTACCATAGTATCTTTCTAAGATGTTTAAGTGAGGAGCATCTTTAGATATGGGAGGTTTAGAGACTGTTTTAGGGAGATCTAGAGGTAGTTCTAGTTGAGTTTGAGGTATAAAGAAGGTATTAGGTTTATCTTTACGTATTTGGCAGACATAGGTGGTCTTATCAGGTCTCTGATAGGTCATATCTGAATCATGACTGTTATACAGTAACATCTGTATTATACAGTCTTCTTTGTTAATCATAAGTTAGTGGAAGTGTTATAGGAATATCAAATGATGATATTAAGATAGAGGAAATTGTTGTCGTGAGATAACAAATTTCCTCATCAAGGGGCTGGGTCCACCCTTCCCTTCCCCTGTATACAGTGGCTATTGCAGTTAAACCCAGGTGGGGAGAGGCTTTCCAGAATCGTTACCTTTAGCTTGTTTTCTTTGTTCTAGATTCATACCCATCACTAAATGATTAGCAGAGCTCTGAGGGTCGTCTAGGAAGCCCTCTAACTGGTCTCTAAACTCTTCTAGCTCTCTTAGCTTAATCTGGTCGTTTGCGCTTATTGAGAGGGCATCTGTGAAGTATTTAACACCTTGAGCTAAACAATCTAATCTGTCGTCGTGTTTAACTGCTCCTTTTTCTCTACACATTCTAGACATTTGGTAGAATAGCATGTATATGAGACGTTCTTCTGGAGCTGCATCTTGATTAGAATTATAATCCCAATCTATAACCGACCTATTAACCACCAATCTATGCTGATTAAGCACAGGTTCAAGAGAATCAATGATACGGTCTTCTTTTCTAACATTAGCTCTTACTTCTTCTATGTCTACTGCTTGTTTGCGAGTAGTTAGGTGTTTACGGAATAGTTCAGATACTATACCATCACCAAAGTTAGTTTCAATAACTAATTTAGTAACGTTATATTTCTTACAACCATCTAATATATTGAGCAGGGTGCTATCTGAGTACCCGTCTCGGTATGCACGCATTTCATGCAAGTATAGGAAGCCGTTTCGTTGAGATAAGAATGCGGCTGCAGTCTCGTCAGTTCCTCTACCCGAAGGATCGACTGAGCATATTGTTTCTGTATAACTGGCCCATTCTCCTTTGAGTTGCATTGGAGAGTAAAAATAATCTCCTGGGAGACCGACTGTGGGTAGGTCTTTGATAACGTTTTGGGGATCGGAGCACCATATAACGGCTTCAGGGGCAGAATTAGGGTTGACACTGGTAACAACCAGATCAGCCATTTTAAGTGGGAATTTCTCAGCATCAGATAAGCTTGTGTCTAGTTGGAACTGAAGCATATAGTTAGAACGACCCATAGAAGCTTCACGTTCTATCAGGTCGTCATGATCAAACCTATCGGGGTCTGTACAAGACCAAGGTTCTACATCATTATCTATATCTTCTTGTATTTGAGGAGCTAGTAACCCTTCGTATTGACTAAGTTTGTTTTTTCCTGGATATCTTGCGGGCCATACGAACGGACGGTACGAACGCTCTGCCAACTTACGATAGATAGTAAAAGTAGTCTGAGGAGTCCCGAGATACATAAT